ACTGGAGCACCTTTATATGGAACTCCTAATCTTGCAACCTCACCATTAACTGAAACATAAATAATCGATCCTGCTTGTAAAGTCCTGAACAAAATCCCTGCAGAACCGTTGCCTTGATCAGTTGATCTTTCAAATGTAATCGCATGGGGAAAAGTCTTTGTCCCTGACGGGGGAACAACAGGTGGTATCACCGGATCAACTGGAGGAGTTACAGTTCCGCCTGGGAAATACTGAGCGCAGAGCGCAGAGCATTCGCCGAAAGATTGCGGGATGGTCACCGCCCCGGCTGGGACTGCCCAGAGCAGGACGAGAACCAGGACAAGCCGGAACATCAATCTACCTCCTCAACCGTCCCCTGTGGCGGGATAACATCTTCAAGGCCTTCCGGTTTTGCAATCTCTTCTGTGGGCGCGGTGGGCGGAGCGACATCCGGAAAGACCGGCGCGGCGGGTTCTGGCTTCGACTCGGGGGCCGCCGGCAAACTCGGGAGTTTTCCGGGAAGGTCCGGAATGAAGTTCTCCACTTGCCCGACCACGTCAAGAGCATCCTTGATATCATCCTTCTTCTCTATTACAACCGAGATATTGATCACATCCCCGCCAGGTTGTGTGGCAGCTGCCTTGCCGCCGCTCGTCCCGCTCTGGTTGATTTCCATCGGCCCTGCACAACTCGATAACAAGCCTACGGCCAAGGCTACTCCCAAAAGTCTCTTCATCTCTTCCCCCATATAAAGTTAGATTTCAACACCATTTCAGCCCACGCAATCATATCCAGAAACACCCGCTCGTTGCCGGTCATCGCATATCTCCGAGCGGGACTGTGCCGCGGGGTTGTGGGCCTCCCTCTATCGTTACCTGATACCCCCCAGATGCAACACCGTCAGCGTCTATGGCAAACAGATATGCAGTCTCCCCAGGCGAAAAACTGCCGGACCTTACGCTCGCTGATATTGAGGTGTCTGCCCAGGTGTTGACAGTAGCCACAGCCAGTTTTGTGCAGTCTGTATATGTGCTATTATCTCCCAGTTCGACCCTAGCCATTGCCGCTGCCCCTACGGCAATGTATACATCATCATAAGTTGGCCTGGATGTTACAGCAGCATCAACCCGCCCGTACCCAGGGAACCCCACGAATCCCCGGTATTCGCCATCTGCTATGGTGCTCACGCCAGTATCATTTTTAACAAGAGCCGCATCCTTCCAGAATTTCATCGCCCCTGTAGGGTCGCCAGCTTTCAACCAACATGACAACCTGGTCCACGTGCCTTTTGTAGGTACGGCATCTACATAGGTGGAGTAATTCGGAGTGAGGTCATTTCCCACGACCATCGCACTCATTCCAGTGCCGCCGTCATCTCCAAGGATGGTAGGAATAACCTTGTCGTTGTTGGCTGTGTCAATCGCTCCGGCATTGTTACCGAGTATCCACATGGCTTTGAGGTTTATGGCTGTCCCGGAATCACCACCCTCTCCAGGCCAATAGTCTGATTCTGGGAGCAAAAAATAGTACGAGACATAAATATCTCTCGTTTCGGCTGGGAGTGCCGTGGCGATTTCTGACCATCCCGCTTGATCAAACGGCACCTGAAACGCCAGCGATCCGCTGTTTTTAAAAGTGTTGACATACCCGCCGTAGGTGCCGGAAACAATGTCTCTAGTTCCCACGATAGCTGAGCTTCCCTGTGCTGGGAGATTTCCAGCGACCCCATCCTCAAAATCATCGAAATAAGCTACGGTCGGACCGATTGCCCCGAAACCTGCACCTGTGATTGTTACAGGCTGACCCAATGTGACGCTTGATGGAGTCGATGAGTCAATCGACGGAGCAGCCAAGCAGGCACCGGACCATAGGCTAATTAAAATCAGTAACAGTACGGATCGCATATATGTTTCTGGTGTAATCATTAGAGAAAACAATCTGATCGTAATAGGCATTGAGCATGGTTGTGTCCGAAAAGAAAGTCAGGTGTGTACCGTTATGGGTTGTATTTGCACACGTCCCGGATGCTTCAGAGACTCCATTGACTAATAAATCTACATCAGTGTTGTTGTGTATGGACAATTCGACATAATACGCAGTGCCATTGGCAGCAGTGGTGGTGGCGTTGAATTGCGTGCCATTTATAGATGCACGAATCCCCCCTCCAGACAGTATATATATAAACAAACTTCCCGATGTCTCGTTAACTCCCGTGCTATTCGTCAAGGCTACTATTCTGTGGGTTGCCTCTGATGCTTCTTTTAGATGCACCCAGAAACCTATACGCGCATTCGCGGTTGAAAAATTGCTTGCTACCGGAATGATCATCTTGCCGTAACCGTCATCGTTGGTATCAAACGATCCGGTACCGGCCAGTTTTGTTGTCGTACTGGTGTTCTGTGATGCCCACTCTGTAAATGCGACTGTCCCCGCGCCCTTGGTTGGGGCGGTGGCCCATGAGTCGGCGTTGTGATAAAAAAGGATGTCTGAGTAGCTCGCTTGCACCTTCGCCATCGTCACACCGACACTATGCGATCCAGCAAACGACAGACCAGGAATCAGCGCCAGTATCAAAACCAGTATGAGTTTTTTCATAATCAATCCCAATCCCCCTCAATCTGCCATGAGCATTCGTTCAATGCATCATCAGGGTCAGAGAGTGTCATAAAGACCTTCGTTCCTGCCGGGATGGTTGCATCGTCAATGCCGGATGTGATGGTTGCCGTTCCGTTTACTGTCAGGACTGCCTCAATTGTGGTTGGTGATCCGTAACCGACACCAACCACCTTGTGTTGAAAGGTAAATGTCGTTTCTGTGGTTGGGTCGGCATCGCATGAGACGCTTATCTCAGTGATGGTGAATGCTGCCGGGACATCGTTGATTAGTGTTACCGCGTGATTTGTAGCATCGACCGCGTAGATTGCCTGCGGGTCGAGCAGAGTGCCGTAGAAATCGGCTTCGGTGCCTGAGACGTATTTTGCTTTCAGCCCTGTTTCGAGGTCTTTTACCGAGTTGCTGCTGGCAGGTTGAGTGGTGTTTCCATCGCTCGGAGTGTCATCGATATCGTTGCTTGTCAGCATGGTATAAACCGCATCGCTGATACTCAGTTTTGGTACACCGTCATTGTTGAAAATCTTGATCAGCTTGGCAGATACACCTGGAACGTAAGGATTTGCCGCTGTGTTGATTGGCAGTTCCGAGTACATCGCTCCATCGACAAAGGTAGTTGAGAATGACTTTGCCGTTGCATCCCCGTCAGCATCGACAATGAACCCTCCCGCGCCTGCCGAAACAGTCCCAACCGTGATGTTCGGAGTACCGGAAAGCCCTGCTGCCGTGCCTGTGGTGTTCTGGTTCAGGGTTGGAAAATCACCGGCAACTGCGGTTGAAGGGGTAGCCACTCCAACCGCCACTGCGATTTTGAGAATACCTGTTGTGAGCGCTCCAAGGTTGGCCTCTGCACTCAACCCCGTTTCGTTTGAAGTCGTCAGATAGGTCGCGTTCGTCGGCGCACCGGATGTAGATGGAAACCACGTCTCATCGGTGAAATCTCCATCGTCATCAGCATCAAAGAGGTGGAAGCGGTCATAGAAGTCATCTTGTGAAACTGCGTGTGTCGTGTCAGTGTCAAAGTTGGCAGCGGAAAAGGCTTCATCTTGGACTTCTGCGCTGCCCCCCGTCATCTCGACCCATGACCTCACCCCAGCATCTGTCGAGGCGAGCACATAGCCTGTCACGGCAGGGTTTCCGAGTGCTGGTTCAAACGATGCCGGATCAGTCCAATCGCTTGTCCCATTTACATCAACGTTCCACAAGTAGTTCGCTCCAGTAGGAGGAGCCGGTGGAAATTTAATTGTCACACTACCAGAAGGAGTTGCTGCTGGCGTAAACCCGGCAGTGTATATCGGGTCAGTATTCGTATAGAGAACCAGTGCTCCTTGTGTGGTATTCGCCACACCAGCATAGAGTGCTCCACCAGCCGCTGTCACGTTGCCGAAGGTGACATTGTCTGTTAACTCTAAATTTCCAAGTCTTGCTTTCTCAGCATCAGTGACATAGTTATCATCTTCCCCTTTCAGCGGCTCATATAAGTCTACTCCATGATACCTCCACACTGTTGCCCAGGATGCCCCGACTCCCGGCTCAGTAGATGCGCCAGCAGTATGATTCGACGTACATACAAATACATGCCCACCATGTGTTACTGATTGATTATTTGCAGTATAAGCTGTAGCTGTTATCCATGTTATTGCAGATATGTTTGCTTTAGAATTAACTGCATTTTTTACATTATTAGCTTCAGCTGCTGAAAATGTTCCTCCAGTAACTTTATCATCATAAGTTACATCAGTTGCAAAACACTGGGAAGCAAGTAAAGACATTCCCAACATTAAAAATATTCTTTTCATTGCTTACTCCAATATAAATGGAAACACATAAGGAAATGCTGTATTTATTGTTGCTGGATCAACTTTTGTCCAAGACTCAAAAATAAATTCTCTTGCACCATCGCTGAATAATTGTATAGCTTCAGTCTTAGTTTCATACTCATCAGCATCACTCATTACCAATGTTTCAATATATCTTGTAGCAGAAGTAATGGTAATTGCACCAGACTGAAATTCTCCTGTACCGTTTACACGATGCAAACCATTTACAATAGATACTGTTGAATCAGCTGCTGGTTTCGGTAATGGATACCAACGACGAGAAATTACCTGCGCATTGAGTTCTTGATCGTCTTTAATCCCTGGAGTTCTAGCTACAAAATCTCCATAACGATTCATCCCAATAACAGAACTATTAATTGGACTTACAAGAGGTGAACTAAACATTATTCAAACCTTATCCCAAAGGCATTACCAACACTTTCAGCTTTAGCTATTCTATAAGTTCCACGAAAAGGAATACTTATTCTATTATTATTTACATCTAAAACATAAGTAGTACCATTATAAATAAGCGGAGTCCAATCTGTATCAGTATCTACAGCAGGACTTCCTACTCTAGGAATCTGAATAGCAACAGACTCAGTAGTAACAAGGCCTACAATAGAAACTGACCCATTAAGATTCAAGTTATCAATAATTAATATCTTATTTGCAGCAGCTGTTGTTGGTGCTATTAATGTTTTTGCCCTCATAATATCTCCTATATAGTAATCATTATAATATGGAAGTTCATATTAACACAAAATCTGTAATAATAAAGTTTCCCTTATTATTACAAGTTCTCCTTTAATATGACCTAAGCATTCACAGTACAAACAGTAGAAATCAACAATGCCCCATCAGGCTTGACAAACACTACATAATAATCATCAGCAGCAGCAGTAATAGTCAGCCCCAATAATCCAGCCGCAGTCGTAGTAAACAAGCTAGGCCCTGCACTACCAAGATTAGTAAGTGCACCGTTAGTCAATACAGCAAGAGATGTATCGGCCAAATTATGAGTCAGTCCGGTAGCTACTTCACTTAAGTAAAGCAATCCAGACACTGGAGAAGTAATAGTGTTACCAAGAACATCTTTGAAAACAAATTGAACTGCACAGGAACCTGATGCAGGTGTAGCAGTAGTCGTGATAGAAGCAAATGCAGGAGTTAACGAAACACCTTCAAAAGTCGGACCGTTTTTACCAAACGAATATTTTCCCATTTTACCACCCTTTCCTTAGAGCAGCGTTGGAAGATTGGGTCCTTCCAACGCCAGTATTAAAATTAGTCTTGGCCGTTCACTTATGAACACCAAGTTATCATGCAGCACCAGGCGAACCAAATATGCCTCGTGGATCAGACCAACCAAACGAACCCCTGAATGTCGCTTTGAACTTAGCATTCTCAGTGTCGAAGTCATTCTCAGTTCCAAATGCATCCGGCCGCCTTTCCATATACTTCAAGCCATCAGGGCAGTTGGTCTTAATAAACCATGCATCACTATCCGTCAGGTAATGATTCACAGCGATGCCTTGCGGGAACTTTTTTGAGGCCCGAATAGCATTGATATCATTATTCGCGCTGCCTGATTGACCAATAGATTCGAGAATCCGCATAGCGTCAAACTCAAGAGCTGTGGGGATGATCAACTTTTGGGGCATAATCGCAATCTTGAGTCCACGATCAGTGGTGAATGCAGCAATGTCAATGCAAGCCTGCTCGAGGGCTGCTTCACTCAGGTCAGCGGCAGTAGCAAGTTCATTCCGCCAAGTTCCGCCAGACTTGTTCGGATGATCAGTAGCACAAAGCTCCTTACCATCACTATTAGTTCCCATGGTATAAGCAGCAGTAAATGCCCGATTGAGAATATTTGCCCCAATGATCTCTTTGGTCTGCCTGATGGAGAAGGCCAGCGCATTTGCACGACGCAGCGCTACAGTTACAGCTATACCATCTTCGTACATTTCCCGAGTAATAATAAACCCGAGGCCGTACGTTACATGAGTATAGCGACTAACAAAGCCTTGCTCTTGCTCATCGTACGCAATCCCAGCTCCCTCGGTTTTTACTGCTGCGAGGCCAAAACCAGTTACACCAGCTTCTTCTTCGAACGCTTTTGTAGAGTTACCCTTCTCAAAAATATCCAAATATTCAATCGGATACTCTTTATACTTTTGGCCGAACCAAGTCTTGACCCCAGGCACCAGATCTTTTGCAAAATTACTAGTAGTAATAATACCCATTTGTAAGCTCCTTTAAATGATGATTAAATAGCAGAAGTTAATAAGCAACTAATTAAACATCAGTTGAAATAGTCAGGCCCAGCTCATGCTCTCCGAAAAGAATTTCCCACTTGGCATAATTTCCAAGTTCATTATCTTCTCGATTAGCCAACCGCAAAAGTCTGCAATTACCACTAGTGTCGGTTGCAGTATCACTTGAATCAAGTTCCATAGCAGACTTACCAGTAACAGTCGATCCAGAACCAACTACAAAGTTAGTAGAAAGCCCAACCATTGCAGCAGTAATAGAGTTGGCATCACTATCTTCTTGAACTTCAAAAATAACCTGAGGATCATCAACTACCAGACAATACATTGCAGTAGCAGCAGGACGATATGCACGATTAGGAGCATCAGGATGAGTCATTACATAGGGATTATCACCAAAACCAATTACAACACCGCGTACGGCAGCACCAGCAGTAGCCTGGGCGACCGTAGGATATTTGCCAGTTGCATCTGCAGATCCAGCACCCTTAACGGCATCTCCAATAAAAGTTGCAGTATTATCTGTAGATGGAATATAATAAACATTTGCCTGGCCATTCCAAGGAGACCCGTTCAAATGTTTGACTGGCTTAAAGCCGAAAGGAGTATCAAGATTTGCCATATTTTTTACCTCAACAAAGATTTAAATTTTACGAAATAGTCACACTTCCAGACAAGCCATCTCTACCCTCGCCACGAGAGTTCCGCTTAATTTGGTTTTCTACCTCACTAATCTTGGCTTGTGATTCGGCTCGGTCTGCCTCATAAATCTCTTCTGGGATCTCCATTAGAACAGCCCTTTGATTGTTACCCACACTAGGATTAGTAGCACTACCAATTTGCGTCGGTCTGCCAATCTTCGAATCCCCAACAGGTGAGCCATCATCAACAGCGTTCCATCCAGCGTCCTTGAACATCTGAATGCGATCTCCAGTATCATTAACAAATCGGCGCACGAAACCGACCTTCTTCGGTGCAGTCAAGATATTCCTTGACCCAAGGGGAATTCTTTTTCGCGGTTGCTCGCTTTTAACACTCTCTATTTTATTTGCCTGCTCTGTCATAACATAATCCTCTTATTATTCTTGCATACTTGCAATATCTTTAATGTATTGTTCTTCGGTCATTATGCCTCCGCGAACAAATTGATTCATAATACTAACTTGATCAGGCGTAAGATCGGCCTTACTAAAAGAAGTCGTAGCACCCTTATTGTTGGAGCCTTTATCAACAGGAGAAACAGGACCAATGGGCTTCGTTGCAACATTGGTAACTGTTCCAGGTTTGGCAGAGGCAAACTTTTCTGGAAAAACCTCCTGAACTTTCTGCCTCACTAATGCATAAATCCTAGTCAGTGGTGCACCAACATAATTCTGAGCTACACTATCAGCGAACTGTGCCATTTCATTATCTTCCAAGTACCATTGATTGTCTTGAATCCATTCATCATATACAGGATTTTCAACAGCACCAGACTTGGTACTATCATTAATTTTTGGTGCAGCAAGATCGTTTTTCTTTGCTTCTATCTGTGCATCTAGTTCTTCGACTTTATCAACATCAGCAAGTTCAATTGCAGACTTGCGTTCCTTCTTAAGAGTTTCTATTTCAGCAGTTAGTTTCTTAACTTCAGTTTGATAGACTTTCTCATTGTGTTCTTTAAGTGCATTTACAGATGCCTGAACAGCACTAAGATTCTCCTTTAAGTCCTTGTTGTGCTTACTCATTGCCTTCTGAATATCTTTTGACCTCAGAATGTATGTGACAGCATCAACTGCATCTTCACCTACATGATCAGCACGCCAACCAAGTTGTGCAGCAAGTTCTTCTACAGAAGGAGCAATCTTGGTTTGATCAGAATCAGCATTACCATTAGGGGTTTTAATTTGATTGGAAGATTGATCATCACCAGATTTAGCTGCCACAACAGACTTGCCAGTCTCATTACTGGTTTCTGTTGGTTCTGTAGAAGAACCATCATTGCTCTCGGCTGCCATAATAATGTCTTGCACAAATTCTTCTGCCATAATAACACCTATTTAAAAGAGTAACCGAGCTAAAACATCATTGTCATTAATCAATACATAAGAGTCGTCATCCTTGCCAGGCATTGACACACCAGCATATCGGGAGTAACTAATCTTATCGCCGACTTCTGCCCAGGCAGCACCGTCATCAAGGTCTTTCCAGGCAGTAGGTCCAATAGCAACCAAAGTTCCAACTGTTGCTGCCTGCTGTTCTTTTTCCCGAATTGTTTCAGGCAAATAAATTCCGCCCTTAGTCTTTTCTTCAACCTTCTCAGGAAGTACCAACAAGTGCCCGCCAGTCGGTAAGATGCCAGATTGATTACTATCATTAATGTTTGTGCTCATAATTATTACCCTTTTAAATAATTGTTATTCATACTCAAATGATTTTACTGCTTGATGCATTAAATTACCTACTAAGTCTATAAATCCTTCATTTTTATACATGGGCTCTTTATTTTTATCATAAGCATGTTCAGCATAATAAATAATAAAATGAGCAAGTTCATGATAAAAAGTTTGCTCTAAACAATCTTCTGTTAATGGAGTAATCTCAGAAGATGGACGTAATTGAATTTCATTTCTTCTATAGGAAGCAAATCCAAAAGCACCATCTTCCTCATCAAATTTTGAAGCTGAAAATACAACTCTTATTGTATGGCCAAATAAGTTAAAACTTTTTGGAATACTCATAATTAATAACCACTACGTTCATCAACTTCATTCTCTACAACATCACCTTCAAAGGAAATATTGAGAAGCTGATCCAGGCCGTTTATTTGGCCAACTAACTTATTAGTAAATCCATGCGTCTCATCTACAGTATAGCCAATACTACCTCCATTGGCAAGCTGTTCAACTATTGCCTGTTTAGATTTCTTAAGCTCAGCAAATATCTCTTTTGTTACTGGATGGTTTTTCCACTCTTGGAATTGTTCACTAGTTAGCATTTTGACACCATAAGTATAAGTTATTCTACAATAATCCAATCTTCTGCGAGCATATCTGTTTGACTAGCTATCCAAGGAACTCTTGCATTAATATGATTTTTAGGAGCAGTTTCGCTTGCTAGTGTAGATGGATAATTCATATAAATGTATGGAAGTGTCATTTTACTAAAAGAGTCTGGAATCTGTAATTCAAGGCTTAAGCCTTTTCCATTCCATCCTTCACGAGCTACTTTTCCTCTAAGCTTTAGTGCCCTTATAGCATCTCCAAAATCCATCTGAGTTCTCCTCAATTCTGATTAACTTTCTCCAATTCTTTCTTTCTCTTATTTGCAGCAGTTGTTACATTCCCAGCATAAAAAACATTCTTGTCACCAGAATCATTTTTATTTTTACCAAGTCCAATCGCTCGTAAGAAAGAAAATGAACTCTTCTTTTTCTTATCTAATTCATCCATATTATTCTCCTTAACTATATTCACGTTCAATCGTACTTTCTTTCAATCCACTAGGAGCCTTGCCAAGACTTTGCTGAGATCTACCAAGCTCAAGCTGACCAGAGATTTGCTTATCCTTAAGAGCTAAATCTATAGCATCATTGTCCATATCTGCAATTGTCTTCTCTTGCTCGAGTTGTGCTTTTGGAATACTTACAATTATCTTCTGTGTTTCTGCATTCAACTTTGCAACCTTTGCACTTAGCTCTGCAATCTCAGCCTGGAGTTTTTGCATCGCAAGTTGTTCAGCAGGATCAGGCTGATCTTCTGCAGGAAAGAATCTCTCAACATCTTCGATATCCAAGGCAAGTAAGTATTGCCTCAAGATTTCCTGATCATTTAATCCTTGGCCTCGCAGCTCTAGCATAGCCTTCGCCTTGAGAAGCCTCTGCATCATTGTCGTACTGTTCGGATCACTAACTGGCACTACATCGAAATCTGCACTAGAGAAGTCAGCTTGAACAATTGCCTGCTGATCATCCAGGACAACACTATATGTCATTTGGTCTAGATAAAGAGCATTAAGCCGTCTTAACTTTATGAACTCCTTATATTGGCTACGATAAAGCCTCTTGTGGATGGCACTATAGACTTGCAACCCTTGTTCAATCAGTGCAAGTACAGACTCAGCCGGAACATTCGCGCCTGGAGAATTACCAGCAAGAATCTCTGTCATGCCGGCAAGTTCTTTACCACTCTCGATTAACAATCCTAGCAATTGGAAAAGCACATTACTTGGCTCACGCACTGGCATGGGGAAGATGTTCTTCCGCAGATCGTCGCCTGTTGCATCGACAGGTTTCCATTCTCCGGACTTAACCTGGATTGATTTGCCCCTACCGAGTTTAAGCCCTCTACCTAGAAAGCCACTTTGTCTATTTGATAACGTTCCAGCATCCAGCAGCTGATTAATTACTGTATTTATGGCTGAGTTACTGCTCATCAACAGAGAGCCAAACCCCATTCCATAAAAGCCACCATCAATTGCAGGCATGAAAATAAATCGAGTAAAATATTGCTCTGGGATGATCTTAACAATCGGTCCGTCTGGATCAGTTACTCCGGCTTCATCAGACTTGCGAATAATTCCATCTGTGGCAAACCTAGGAGAAATCCTTACTAACTTCTGTGATTGCTCATGAACAGTGACAACGTATGGCTCTTGATAGCCATCATTATCTAAGTCATACCAACGATGTTGTTCAAGAAACAAATGTGGAGTATCTTCATCTACGTCGGCAGTCTTATCGCTAGTAGCCTGGCCAAGTTCTGCTACATCAAACTTGATAAAGATTCCAGAGTTGATGCGCTCAACAATTTCGTTATGATACAAATAGATACGGTGTGTAACTCGTGGTGCCCGTTCAAGCGACTCTGCAAAGTAATTTACAACCAGATCATCAGCGAAGACTATCTGAGATACAGACTTCCTCTCAATTGAATCGAAGTAACTCTTTTTGAACACACAACCGATTGCAGGTAATGTAAAAAGTAGCTGATCAACTCCTTCTTCCCAATCTTCCATTAGTGACAGAAGCTGAAAAGACATGAACTGAGAAATTCGTTGAGCTTTATCAAACTTAACGTTGTCAGGATCAGCTCCAACTACCTTACCTTTGACAACCTCGTTACCTTTGATGAGTTCTGGATATGCGCGAGCTGCAAACTGGATGCAAGCATTAATGATTAATGGATACTTAACATTCGCTACAACTTCGCCTGCATAGACTTTCTTCTTTACGAGCAGTTTAGCAAGATCTATGATCTGCAGATTGAGAGCTTCCCATTCAGTGCGGCTAGCCAGATCAAGCTTATAACCCTCAAGTACTTTGGTCGTAATATCGGCTAAGGTTTCCTTATTTTGTTTGTCTGCCAAGTTTGTGATAAGTACAACTGCTTCAGCACGAAGGGCTTCTTTCTCAACAAGAGCAGTTGTGGTAGGATCAATTTGAACGGGAGCAATTATAGCTTCGATTGGTTCCTCAGTTGCCCAAAATGGAACTTGACCACTTAGACTTGCCTGATCATCGTCTGGTAGATTACTGCCGGTATTAAGGGTTGAGTTGGTTCGTGTAGGCAGCTTCGCTGCTTGGCCAGCTATAATTGCATTCGCCATCGGAGTCGCTGGATTGCCTGGATCAACAAGTTCCTCTACAGGAAATTCAAAACCATTATTAGCCATTTATGTTTTCCTGAAGATTAAATTGTATACGCAATATGCATAATGATATCAAGTAGGGTGAAGACATGAGTAGATTGAATATACGTGTAGGCGACTTCGTCGCTTGCAATATCTTACCTACTTAAGTTATTAATAGCCAGTTACTAGACTTGTATCTTGCTGGTTGTATATTTCTGATGCCTCATAAGCCTCAAACTCCCAATATGGTTTTGCAACTGCTCGCTTAAGTCCAGACATAACCAAGTATCTGGTGCAGTCCATAAGGTGGTCCTTGTCTTTAACTATCTGTCCGTTCTCATCCCGGCGATAAATACGAAACTCACTAAACCAATTAACCAGCGAACCAAACACTTTCAGGCGATTCGTACTGAGCATTTGCCACACAGCATATAAGCCAGCCTCGACTGATTTGTTTGCATTCTCGAGGTCAAGTCCTAAACCAAAGTATTGTTCAAAAAGTTGCTTTCCGTCATCCTGGGAGCGGCCATGTGCAGCTGAATCAACTACGCCTGGAATCCACACACCACGAGCTCTGATTGCATCCGCATGGATCAGTGGCAACTGTTGGCCCTGGTAATATTCGGAATACAAATAAGTTATGTTGCTGGTCGGATCTGTGGCTGCCCAAACAGTTGCAGTTTTCTTCCAGCCAACATCTAACGCATAGCAGCGGAGCCAATGATCAGGAATAGCAAAATCTTCTACGGTAATATTACTTTCTAGGATTGGATAAATTGCACCAGCCCCTAACTGTGGTACGCCTTTCGACCTGGCGTCACGTTGATGAGGCGGAAGGGCTGCCCAGAGTTTATCTTTCTGTTCAGTGGTTAAGTGTGGCGCATCATTCCATGTTGCCTGGATTAGAAACTTACTACCTTCTTGATTGTCTTCAATCTTTCCGTTTGGCATAAACTGAAGAACAGTATCAGTTAAGCCCTCTAAAGGTGTGAAGGTCAGCATAATTAGACCATTTGTCGTCATGGTCCTGGTTATACATTCAGTATAGATGGGCAACGGGCATTCTTCATCCAGCCAGATCAGGTCTTGCTCTGTGCCTTCAAACGACTTTCGACCTTCTGCATAAGACTTGATCTTAATTCGAGATATTCCACCAGAGATATGCTTGACCAAAATCATATCTATGGCATTGGCAACTCCGCCAGCCTTTGGACTGGTTTTGATTATGTACTTTTCAGGAATGAGTCCAGTTCCGTATTCTTCAGGATTGCCAATGAGCTTATATTGAACGATATCTCTGGCAGTTGTGCTGGTCGTTCCGCATGCCCAGATTGAAACAGGTTTGGTGAATCTCTTTCCAGTCCACCAACTTGGATACCTGCCTGTGGCATGTAGAGTTGTTTCGTATGCACCAATTCCTTCCGACTTGCCTATGCGATTTGCAGCCATGATGCAACGCTCAGAAAAATCTGCTCCGGCTGCAAAGAACTGCATGTGCTTAGGATAGCAATCTCGACTTAATGGACCATCATCTGGATAGTATTGAGTAATCTTATTTTGCTTGATCCGGATGTTTTTGGCTTGCAATAGTTTTAAATATTGCTCTTTGCGGTCTCTATCAAGGTGGGAAAGATCCATCATTATGACCTTTTAATATTATGAAAGGGATCAAATGATAGATCTTCTAAAATCGTGAGGTCTTCAAGAAAAGCTGGCTCTTCAAAATCTTCATCAGGAATAAATAGTCCTTCTTGTTCTTCAGCACAGAACAAATCTTCCAGAGATAAATCATCCTCGTTAGCAGGCATCGTGACAACAGCATGATCTGAAGCAAGAGGAATAGTTGCAAAGGAGAGGTTGTGTTGTAAGGACTTTTTAATCTCTGGAAGATTTTTACCACCTGTGCGATTGATAGCTTCTTCTAT